AGCTCAAATGGGAGCTGGTGCAGGTAGCCGTAGTAGAATTCGTAGTATGGGGGGCAAAGGTACTATTGTTAAAGTACCTGCTACTCAAAATTCTAGACGTACAGCTAAACAAACAGGTTTGAATATGGTTGTTTTTGATGATGCTATAGCAGCAGCACAGAAAAAAGCCAATACAGCAACTACAGCAGCAGCTAAAGCAGCAGCAGATAAAGCCGTAGCAAAAGCTAAAGCAGCTAAAGCAGCAGCCATAGCAAAAGCTAAAGCAGATAAAGCAGCAGCAGCCAATAGAGAAAAAGGTGCAGCAGCATCTAGGGCAGCAGCAGCTAAAGCAGCTAAAGATAAAAAGGCATCAGCGATTAGCTCAGCTGGAAGAGGCGGATCATCTGCAGGCAAAGGTGCTGGAAACAAACAAGGACAAACTCCTGGCGGTCCAGGCAAAGGCAGACAAAGTAGTCGTGGTAACACAGGTAGTCGAGGTCCAGGTGGCAGAGGCGGTCGTGGCGGCGGCGGAGGCGGCGGAGGCGGAGGCCAAGGCGGTGGTTCTGGAGGTTGCTTTGTAGCTAACACTTTAGTTGAAATGCTAGACGGTTCTGAGAAACGCATCATAGACATTAATGTTGGTGAGCATACTAAAGGTGGTATTGTAGAAGCTAAGATGGAATTTATTCCACAAAGTATATACAACTATAAAGATGTTAAAGTATCTGGTTCACATTTAGTAATAGAAGATGGCAAGTTTGTTAAGGTAGAAGATAGTAAGCATGGAGTTCTAACTAATAATGTAGAGAGTGTGTACTGTTTTGAAACATCAGCAAATAGAATATGGGTTAAAGGCATTGAGTTTGGAGATTACCTAACAGGTTCCGATGAACAATGGCAGCCACATATAGATGTTATGCTAGATACTATTAATAAACAAATCCAGGCTGTTGCTAACTAATGACAATGCCGTTTTCTGAACTAACTGATCTGCTTAATAAAAGATCAAAAGAGCAGACTAAAGCTAGAAGAGAACGATTTAAAGACAGAGTTAAAAAAAAGCAAGCATGGCAAAAAGCAAAAGCACAGTAAACAAAGCAGGCAACTATACTAAACCTACCAAGAGAAAGCAAATCTTTAATCGTATTAAAGCTCAAGCATCTCATGGTACAGGTGCAGGACAGTGGTCTGCCCGTAAGGCACAAGCATTAGCCAAAGCCTATAAAAAAGCTGGTGGCGGATATAAGTAATGGCTCTTGCAAAAAGTCAAAGAAGTTTAAAGTCTTGGGGTAAACAGGATTGGCGAACTAAGTCAGGAAAGAAATCTTCTGTAACTGGTGAACGTTATCTACCTGCAAAAGCAATCAAGGCATTATCTTCTTCTGAATATGCAGCCACTACAAAAGCCAAAAGAAAAGCAAAGGCAAAAGGTAAACAAGTTGCAAAGCAGCCAAAAACCATAGCCAAGAAAGTAAAGCAATATAGGAAGATAACGTAATGGCTAAGTCACCTGCATGGACTAGAAAAGAAGGCAAGAGTCCCGAAGGGGGACTGAATGCTAAAGGTCGTGCAAGTTATAATAAAGGCAAAACCAAAACGGGAAAGAAACGTAACCTTAAAGCTCCAAGTAAAGTTAAAGGTAATAAAAGACGAGCATCATTCTGTGCTAGAATGAAAGGCATGAAGAAAAAATTAACATCAAAAAAAACAGCAAATGATCCTAACTCTAGGATTAATAAATCATTAAGAGCATGGAATTGCTAAAGGAGATAATATGAAAAAAATAATGTGGATTAAAGATAAAGTTATGGCTATGCCTAAACATAAACAAATTGCTTTGGCTATTTGTGTTGTAGCTATAGTTATTGTTGTATGCTTCTAGACAAAAAAGAAACAACAGAGTTAACAGAAAAACAACAAGAGTTTCTCTCTGCTTTATTTGGTGAAGCCCAAGGTGATCCAAGAACTGCAGCAGAGATTGCAGGCTATGCTCCCACCTCATATCCGAAAGTGGTGCAAGGTTTAAAAAACCAAATCATAGAACGTGCCGAAACGGTATTAGCAGCTCACTCACCGAAAGCTGCCTTAAGCATAGCCAACGCAATAGACGATGATGGCTCTATACCAGGAGCAAGTATTAGAATGGAAGCAGCTAAACAAGTGTTAGATAGAGTAGGTTTAGTTAAAAGAGAAAAATTAGATATTAATGCCAAAGTAGCCCATGGTATTTTTATACTGCCAGCCAAAGAAGCATAATGAAAAATATAGTATACAAGATATTTATTTGGTCAGGAAAAATACATAGTTGGTCGTGGACAATGTTATATGGGAAACGAAACAATGAGTCTAGGTCATAGAAAAAGAATTGCAAGAACTGTTCCATTTGGATACAAAGTAAGTGAACAAGACGATAAGTTATTAGAGCCGATCCAAGAGGAACTCGAAGCTATAGAACAAGCAAAACAATATATTAAAAGTTGTTCCTATCGAGAAGTTGCTGGATGGATGGAAAAGAAAACAGGCAGATATATATCTGCACCAGGTTTAAGAAAGGTATTATCAAGAAGTGAATGATATACCACCACCTAAACCTAAACATAAAAAGGTTATAGCCAAAGCTAAACGATCAGCTAAAGCTAGCATTAGTGATATAGCTAAACAAGTACAGAAAGCTAAAGATGATTATCATAATGCACAAAAAAAATTAAAGAATAAAAAAGAAGCTATTAAAAAAATTGATGGTGTACTAGAAAACAAACAAAATATAATTGTAGAAGATGATCTAGACATCTTACCACCAAACGTAAAAAAAGTAGTAGAAGAACAAGAAGTTATATTTGAACCAAACAGTGGACCTCAAACACAATTCTTAGCTGCATCTGAACGAGAGGTATTTTATGGTGGTGCAAGGGGTGGTGGTAAATCATATGCAATGCTTATTGATCCATTACGTTATTGTGATAAACAAAAACATAGATGTCTATTGCTTAGACGTTCTATGCCAGAGTTAAGAGATTTAATTAATCACTCACAACAACTATACCCTAAAGCGTATCCTGGTGCTAAATGGAGAGAGCAAGAAAAAGAATGGAGATTTCCATCAGGAGCAAAAATAGAATTTGGATATGCTGAAAATACTACTGACGTACTTAGATATCAAGGTCAATCTTACACCTGGATTGGAGTGGATGAACTTCCCCAATATCCTAATGCAGATATCTACAACTTTTTAAGATCATCTCTTAGATCTGTAGATCCTGAGATACCAGTATTTATGAGAGCTACAGGGAATCCAGGGAACATAGGTTCAGGCTGGGTAAAAGAAATGTTTGTTGATCCTGCTGTTCCTAATACAAGATTTGATATTGAGATACAAACACCAGTAGGTGTAAGAAAAATAACTAGAAGATTTATACCCGCTAAGTTACAAGATAATCCATACTTGATGCAAACAGAGGATTATTATATTATGCTAGCCTCTTTACCAGAGGTACAAAGGAAGCAATTCTTAGATGGTGATTGGAGTGCATATGAAGATGCTGCATTTCCTGAGTTTAATAAGGTAAATCATGTTGTAGAACCATTTGATATACCTAGTAATTGGCATAAGTTTAGAGCATGTGACTGGGGTTACTCTTCTCCTGCTTGTGTACTCTGGTTCGCTATAGACTTTGACGATAACTTGTATGTCTATAGAGAACTGTATACAAAAAAAGTAGTAGCAGATATATTTGCTAATCAAGTTTTAAATTTAGAATACAATGAGTATATTAGATACGGTGTTCTAGATTCAAGTACATGGGCACGAAGAGGTGATGTCGGTCCAAGTATTGCAGAGACAATGATCAATGCAGGATGCAGATGGCGACCATCTGATAGATCACCAAGAAGTCGTATAAATGGTAAACTAGAAATACACAAAAGGTTATCAGTTAGAGATACTAATGATGGAGATAAACCATCTCTATTTATTTTTAATAACTGTATTAACTTAATACGAACACTACCTCTACTACCGTGTGATAAAAACAATCCAGAGGATGTTGATACTCACACAGAAGACCACGCATATGATGCGTTAAGATACGGATGTATGTCTCGCCCCATTAATCCCCATGGTCATGGTTACTCATCATTTAATAATGGAAGTAACTATACACCATCTGATAAAATGTTTGGATATTAAATGGAATTAGACAATAAAAAATTAAGAGTTGGATTTCAAGATCTAACTATTAAAGTAGAAAATCCTGATTTTAAAAAGGATAACTTAACAGATTGTTATGGACAGTATTTACAAAGAGAAAATGCTATTCAAATCAATGCAGGTTTAGAAACTCATGATTTACTAAATACAGTAATACATGAAATTTTTCATTCTTGCGTATACGTTAGTGGACTAACCCAAAAAGATAATCCACTTGCAGACGATGAAAAGGAAGAGACTGTAGTTAATAACTTAGCCAATACCTTTCATGTTGTTATAAGAGACAACCCATGGCTTCTTAAATTTATGCAAGAAGCTGTAAACAAAACAAAAACTAAGGAGAAATAAATGCCAAATATAATGCAAAAATATAAACAAGGCGATCTTGATGAGACTACTACTAGCTTAGAAAGACCTGCTAACAATATGCCTGCTGTTGAAGAAGGTGGAAAAAACGAAGATGCATCTAAAGTAAAAACTAATATGGTCGATGGAAAAATATTTTCTATGGCTGACGAACGAGACTACTAAAATAGTTAGGAAACTTAATGGCTAAGATAGATCTATCCGATGACGAAGTTGTAGGAGTAGAAGAACAAGGTAAAGATGATTCTGTTAGAAATGATTTTTCTAGTCTAGAAGGTGTCATTAAGTCTCGTTTTTTAAAAGCAGAAGATGCTAGGTACTTTGATGAAAGTAGATGGCTAACAGCATACAGAAACTATAGAGGAATCTATGGTGCTGATATGTCTTTTACAGAAAGAGAAAAGTCTAGAGTCTTTGTTAAAATAACTAAAACAAAAGTTCTAGCAGCGTTTGGTCAATTGATTGAAGTACTATTTTCAAGTGGTGGCTTTCCAATTGGTGTAGATCATACACCCATACCTGATGGTATAGCAGAATTTGCTAGAGTAAAAGGTGAAGACGAAGAAGAAAAGCCATTACAAAGAGATGAAAGTAATATAGTAGATCTATATGGTTTTCCTGGTGATGGTAAAGAAATTGCAGCAGGAACAACTACAGCTGATTTATTGCGTGGATTATCAAAAGATTATGAAGGTATAGACTTTGCAGAAGGTCCATCACCTGATTCTCCTAATACTCCACATATTGAGCCAGCACGAGAGGCTGCTGCTAATTTACAAAAGCTAATAAACGATCAATTAGATGAAACATCAGCTATAACAGTACTAAGACATGTTCTATTTGAGATGGTATTACTGGGTACTGGAGTACTAAAAGGACCATTTACAGATGAAAAAGTCTTACATAGCTGGGATAAAGATGAAGAAACTGAAGAACAAGTATATAATCCTAAACTTAAAACAGTACCTAAGTTAGAAGCTGTAAGTATATGGGATTTTTATCCTGATCCAGATGCTACTAATGTAGATGATTGTGATTATGTAATACAAAGGCATTCTTTTAATAGAGGACAGTTAAGGGGATTAGCTAAAAGACCATTCTTTAGACCTGATGCTATATCAGAATGTTTAAAAATGGGTGCTAACTATGAAGTAAGAGGTTTTGAAACTTCATTACTTGATAGAGAAAATGTAGATGATCTTCAAAAAAATAGATTTGAAGTATATGAATACTGGGGCACAATGGATAAAGAACTTGCTGAAGAAGCAGGTCTTGAGTTTAGCTCAGAACTAGAAGCATTAGATGAAATACAGATTAATGCATGGATATGTAATGGAAAATTATTAAGATTAGTATTAAATCCATTTACTCCTGATAGAATACCCTATCATATTTGTCCTTATGAAATAAATCCGTATCAATTTTTTGGTGTGGGTATACCAGAAAATATGGAAGATGCACAAATGGTAATGAATGGTCATGCAAGAATGGCTATTGATAACTTAGCATTAGCTGGTAATTTAGTATTTGATATAGATGAAACCCAATTGGTACCAGGTCAAGACATGTCTATATATCCTGGTAAAATATTTAGAAGACAGTCTGGAGTAACAGGAACTGCAATTAACGGCATTAAGTTTCCAAGCACAGCAACAGAAAATTTACAAATGTTTGATAAGTTTAGACAGTTAGCAGATGAATCTACAGGTATACCTTCGTACTCTCATGGTGCAACTGGAGTACAATCAACAACAAGAACTGCAGCAGGTATGTCCATGCTTATGGGTGCAGCTGCATTAAGTATTAAAACAGTAGTAAAAAATATAGATGATTATTTATTAAGGCCCCTTGGTGAATCTTTATTTGCATGGAATATGCAATTTAATAACAGCATGGAATCAATAAAAGGCGACTTACAAATTAAAGCAATGGGAACATCTTCGTTAATGCAGAAAGAAGTTAGATCACAAAGACTAATGACATTTATGCAAACTGCGAACAATCCTAATATTGCACCATTTGTAAGATGGCATTCAGTACTTAAAGAAATTGCTAAATCGTTAGATATTGATCCAGATCAATTAATCAATGATCCAGAGAATGCACAAATTTTTGCTAAAATAATGGGGATGACAAATGGAAATCAACAAACTACAGGCCCTGGTGAACAACCACCAGGCATGGGTCCTGCTGGAGGAGTACCTCCAGGAGCAAATCCAGCAGACGCAACGGGAGCTGGAGGTGGCAACATCGGAGCTGGAAGTGTACCGCAGCCAGGGGAAGATCAGTTCGCTGCGCAAGCTGCTGTGCCTCAAGGATCAAATCAAAACCAACAAGGATAATAAGAGTAGAGGATATTTTAAATCAAAATGACAGTACAAGCTAACCCACCATTACCAGATCCAGTAACAGGCAGAATGCCTGCATACTCACAAGTAATGCAACAAAATAGTAATGGCCAGTGGGTTATTATGTACGATGTACAAAACGTACAGACTACTTCTACAACAGGAACTATAGCTCCTTTACCTGGACCAGGAGTACCTTCTGTTCCAGATATAGAAACTCCTATAACAACATTCCCAGAACCAGGAGATCCAGAAATAATATACCCAGAACCTACTCCTTTTCCTATAGATCCCGAACCTGTTCCAGTAGATCCTGGGCCTGTGTTTGGAGGTGGTGGCCGTGATAATAGAGATAATATGGGACCAACAGGACCAGGAGCAGTGTCAATAGGTGGTGGTTGGTTTGATGGAGAAACAGGACAGCCATATGGAAAAATTGCAACCGCAGCATATAATGGACTTACAGGTAACATACCTGGATTAGGATCAATAAGTGTAGTTGGAAAAATTGTAGGGGCATTGGCTAAAGCAAATATGAATAACGCAATTGCATCTATGACAGATGAAGCTAGATCAGCTATGTTTGGCAGTGAAATAGGAAAAAAAACATTAAGTAAAATGACAGTTGCAGAACGTAGTAAATTAAAAAAATCTTTACAAGCTAAAATGACAAAGAAAAAGAAAGGTTTAAACGTAGGCTTTGATGTACACCCAAATTATTCTTATGATGAAAATCAACGTAATATGAGAGATGTTTCTGGTGAAGTAGATTTAGATAAATCTGCTGGTACTGATAGTAACTATGGTGGTACAGGAAGTACAGTAACAGGTAGTCGAGGGCCAGGAGGAGCTGCAGCTAGACAAAAAGGTGGTCCAAGTGGAGGAACAGGAAGTACAGGAACAGGAAGTACAGGAACAGGAAGTACAGGAACAGGAAGTGCAGGACCAGGAGGTGCAGGAGGTAGACAAAAAGGTGGACCTTCAGGCGGAACATCACCAGGAAGTAAAAGCAGAGATGGCGGTAATCCAGGAGGTAACTCTAGTGGCGGTGGATCAGGAGGTTCAGGTGGATCAGGAGGTTCAGGTGGATCAGGAGGATGTTTTGTTAAAGGAACTACAATTCAAATGGCTGACGGCACTACAAAAGAAATTACAACTATTAAAGTTGGTGAGGAGACTAGAGGTGGTATTGTACAGGCTAGAATGGAATTTATGCCACAGAGTATATACAATTACCAAGGAGTATTAGTTTCTGGATCCCACTGGGTAATAGAAGATAATCAATTTATTGAAGTAGAAGATAGTAAACATGGAGTCCTTACAGATAAAATAGAACCTGTGTATACCTTTAAAACTTCAGACAATAGAATATGGATTAACGATATAGAATTTGGAGATTTTGAAACAGGATCTGATGATGACTGGGCACCATACTTTGAACAAGTTAAACAAGATCTAAATAAAAAATTACGAGGAGAAGCATAATGGCAATGATGCCCCCACAAGGAATGATGTCACCAGAAGAACCTATGATGTCAGAGGAAGATATGATGTCAGAGGAAGATATGATGTCAGAGGAAGATATTATAGCTCAAACGCCAGTAATTGGAGGCATAGCTAAAGAAGCAACAGAAGGAGAAGCTACAAATTTTGTAATAACTAAAGAACAATTTGTTTCTACTTTAGACGATCAAGTTCTTGAAGTCCTTCAGACAAAACTAACTCCAAGTATGAGATCTGCATTATCTATTATATTAGGCCCAGAAGTAGGAGAATTACTAGAAGGTATAGGATTAGAAGAGCCACAACATTTAGTGCCTCAATCTGCAATTGCTAATGCATTTCCAGCTGCAACAATAGAAGAGTCTATTGCTATGTTTGATGAAAGCCTAGGAGGTACTATGGCACCCCAACAAGAGATTCCTAATGCACCCACAAGTGGATTAGGCGGAGCACCAATGATGGATGCTCCACCAACTAACGTGCCACCTGTAGTTTAACTACAGCACACGAGGGCTACCCTTCCCCATAAGGCACCCAACTCAACTAAGGAGGATACTATGGTTGACGACACGAATGAAGATGTAATAGAAACAACTGAAGAAACTACTGAAGAAGTTTCTCTTACACCTGAACAGGAACAAGTAGAAGAAATGCTTGAGCCGACACCTTATCAAAATAAGTATAAAAGAGATCTCGATGATAAGGTTACTGATACAGCTACCGAACAACAGGACACCGAAGAAGAGGCTACTCCTGAAGAACGCCCTGTAACAGCCGAGGAAAAGGCTTTTAAGAAACGTTATGACGATCTTAAACGCCATTACGACAAGACTTTAAGTAAACATAAGAACGAAGTTACGAAACTTAAGACTCAAGTTGAACAAAAAGCAAATGAGATGCTACCACCTAAAGATCCAAAGGAACTTGCAGAGTGGAGACAAAAGTATCCAGATGTCTATGATGTTATAGAGTCAGTATCTTTGCAACAAGCAGATACTAGAACTAAACAACTTGAAGAAAAATTTCAGTTTTTACAGGAACAGCAAACGCAGATTTCTAAAGAAAAAGCTGAAGTTGAATTGGTTAAACGTCATCCTGATTTTGCAGAGATTAGGGCCCAAGATGAATTTCATGAATGGGTTCAATCACAAGATCCTACAATTCAAGGATGGTTGTATGACAATACAGATAATGCAGACTTAGCCGCAAGAGCTATTGATCTTTATAAAATGGATAAGGGACTTTCTAAACCAGAAAAGAAAACTAATTCAGACATAAAAAAAGAAGCTGCAAGATCAGTCACAACAACTAGAAAAGCCAATCAAACAGACGTAGCTGAAAAGAAAATTTGGAGTATTGATGAGATTTCTAAACTGAAGCCTCAACAATTCGACAAACACGAAAAAGACATTATGTTAGCTCGAAAAGAAGGTCGTATAAAAGCATAAACTAAAAACTTAACTTAACGCTATAAGGAGAATAATATGGCAATATCAAGATCTGCGGGTTATAATAACCTGCCATCAGATAATTTCATACCTGCAATTTATAGCCAGAAGGTTCAAAAGTTTTTCAGAACTGCTTCGGTTGTTGAAGACATTACAAACACCGACTATGCTGGAGAAATCGAATCTTATGGTGACACGGTAAATATTATCAAAGAACCTACAGTTACTGTAGCTGCGTACACACGCGGTGCATTAATTAATACACAAAACTTAGCTGACGATCAATTACAACTAATTGTTGACCAAGCCAATGCTTTTGCTTTTAAAGTGGATGACATTGAAGAAAGACACTCTCATATAAATTTTGAGTCTGTTGCAAGTTCTTCAGGTGCATATGCTCTAAAAAATGCTTATGACAAAAATGTCTTAGCAGCAATGGTAGCTGGTGCTGGAACTACAAATGGTTCTGACGGATCTGGCAACGCTGATGTAGGAGTATACCCAGAGGGTACTTCTCTAGCATCTAGTGCTGAAGTTGATCCAATCAACATCTTAGCTAAACATTCTAAACAATTAAACTCAGCAGACGTTCCAGAAGAAAATAGATTCTTCGTAGCTGGACCTGAGTTTTATGAGCAACTAGGACAGGCAAATAGTAAGCTAATGGCTGATACTACTGGCAATGCTGCACCATTAAGAAATGGTAAAGTATATCAAGGTAAGATCAATAACATGAGCTTATACATGAGCAATAACTTTGCTGCTGCTAGTACTTCTAATGTTTTCTTATGTTTATCTGGTCACATGTCTTCCACTGCAACTGCTAATCACATTGCAAAAATGGAAGTCGTTAGAGATCAAGATTCATTTGCTGACGTAGTTAGAGGCTTACATGTGTTTGGTAGAAAAGTACTAAGATCAGAAGGTCTTATTGCTGAATTTTTATTAATTGATTAATTAGGAAAGGAATAATAACATGGCTACTTATGACGTAACAGGTAATACTAGTTCAACTAGTGTACCTTCAAGAAAGAACCCTGGTGTAAGAACTCCTTACCTAGTGGAAAATACAATTGACATATCAAAAGTCAACAGCGATGCTGGAACAACAAACGGAGATGTACTACAAGTAATAGACATTCCTGCTGAAACTCTAGTACTACACGCTGGTATTGAAGTTATTACTGCACTATCTAGTAGTGCAACTATGGACTTTGGTATCACTGGTGGAGACGTTGACGTATTTGTTGATGGAGATGCTAACGCAACAGGATACTCTGTACTAACAGCTACTGCAAGACCAATTATTGCAAGTGCTGACACTATCGACTTACTAGTCGCAGGTGCAGATTCTTCTGCAGGTAAAGTCAGAGTCTTCGCACTTTTGTGTGATGTTTCTGGTGTTTACGAAACAGCAAACAATGCTTAATTGTTAATTAGTTGGGAGCCTTCGGGCTCCCTTCTATTACTAAAGGAATTTATGGCTACAATAGATTTAAGAAATATTACAGAGGCATCGACTGGACAAAAAAAAGTTGAAATGTATGGCGAGTCTACTATACATTTAGATGATAAGACCAAACAGTGTGACTGTGGGGCAAAAATAAAAGAACAAGATGCAAAAATAGACAAGATATTAAAATTATTAGAGAATAGATAATGGATTATTTAACACTAACTAATCAGGTATTAGCAGAATTAAATGAAGTGCAACTAACTAGTAGTAACTTTGTTAGTGGTGCTGTAGGTATTCAACAGACTACAAAAGATGTAGTTAATAAAGCACTTAGAGATGTATACTCTTCAGAGCTAGAATGGCCTTGGTTACATAGTGATAAGATACAAGCAACTTTTGCAGGACAAAAAGAATATGCATTACCTACTGATTATAGATCAGTTGACTATGATTCATTCTACATAGTTCCTACAGAGTTAGTAACAAATTCAACTTTTGATAGTAACATAACTAATTGGACAACTTCATCTGGAACTCCAGCATATACAGCTACAGGAAATGGTAGACTAAGATTAAATGCAGCAGCAGCTTATGCTACTCTATCAACAGTAAAGAATAAAGAATACAGATTACAAGTTAGATTAATAGATAGTTCTTCTAGCGGATCTAGTTTAAAAATACAAGTAGGTACTTCTCCTGCAGGCACACAAAATTTAAGTACTACTTTAACAATAGCTGATTTTGGTGATGGCTCAATTCTAGATATTAAATTTACAGCAACTGCATCTACTTCATACTTAACTTTAGATAATGATGACTCCAATAATTTAGATGTAGATTTTGTAAAGGTATCAGAAAATATTGCACCTAAAAAATTAACATACATTACATATGATGATTATAGAAGAAGATTTTTAAGTACTGCACAGATAAATAGTAGTGATCAGTACGGAGTTCCTGATTATATATACAAATCACAAGACGGAAAGTTTGGATTGTATCGTATACCAGATTCAGATGGGTATAGCATAAACTACGAATATTGGAAAACTCATGATGATTTATCGGCTACAACCGATACTCCAGATATACCTGCCAGATTTCATGATGTAGTAATAGCAAGAACTAAGTACTATATATATCAACTACGATCTGATCCTCAGTTTACTCAATTTGCTGCAGCAGACTATCAGGCAGGAATAAAAAGAATGAGAATAGAATTAATTAATTCTCCAACACAAATGTTAGATACTCGTGTAAACATTACTAAAACTAGAGGAGCTGCAATAGGTGGCTGATACTTCACAAATATCTCCCTTTATATATGGGTGCTCTGGAGGTTTAGTATTAAACAAAGATACTTTTTCTTTTCAACCAGGAGAGTCTAGAATATTACAAAACTTTGAGCCAGACATTAAGGGCGGATATAAAAAAATATTAGGTACTTCATTTTATAATACTAATATTGTTCCTCAAGTATCTAATGCTAATGAACGCGTAGTAATGTCTGCTATATTTAATGATAGGGTATTAGTAGCAAGAGGTGGAACTATATATCAAGGAGATGCGGGCAGTGGTAGTTGGACATCTGTACAAGCTAGTTTAGGAACTCCTACTGCTAACTATACATTTAGTAAATTTAATTTTACTGGGACAGACAATATAGTAGTAGCAACGGGAACTTCATTTCCTAAGATAATAGATACTTCTTATAATGTAATTAATGTTAATGCGTCAGGAAGTCAAGATACTTTTAGTATTGTTGAAGTGTTTAAAAATCATATCTTTTTTGCAGGCGCTACAGGATCTACACAAGAAATTAAATTTATGGGTCCTTTTCAAACTAATGATTTTACTACTGGTAATGGTGGTGGTGCTATTAAAGTAGATACTACAATTATAGGAATGAAAGTATTTAGGGGTAGCCTATTTATATTTGGGCTAGACAAAATATTTAAGTTAACTGGAACTTCATTAAGTGATTTTTCTATAACTCCAGTAACAAGAACTATTGGTTGCTTAGATCGTGGATCAATTCAAGAGCTTGGTGGTGATATTGTATTTCTTGCACCAGATGGAATTAGAACTATTGCAGGTACAGAAAGAATTGACGATGTCGAATTAGGTACTGTGTCTAAACAAATACAAGAACGTATTGATGAGGTTGGAGTAGATAATATAAGTTCTTTAGTAATAAGAAAAAAATCTCAATACAGAATGTTTTACCCTAAAACAAGTGGAGCAGAAGTAGCTTCTAGAGCAGTAATATCTGTTGTAAAAACTAATAGTAATACTGGACAATTAGGTTATGAATATGCAGATATGTTAGGAGTTAAGCCGTCTTGTTGTGATTCTGATTTTGTAGGATCTACTGAAACTGCAGTACATGGTGGCTATGATGGTTACATATATCTGCAGGAATCAGGTAATGTATTTACTAGAGTAGGCGGTACAGCAAACATAGAAAGTATTTATAAGTCTCCCGATTTAGCAATGGGAGATCCAGGCATACGCAAGAGTATGCAAAGAGTTATTGTAAACTATACTAATGAAGGGTTAGTAGATGCTGATCTTACATTAAGATATGATTATGATTCGGCAACAACGCCACAACCAAGTACTTATCCTTTAAATACAGGAAACGTACCAGCAATTTACGGAACAGGAACATACAACAATTCTACCTATAATCAATCAAGTCTACCTTTAGTAAGACAAGATGTACAAGGATCAGGATTTGCAGTAGCTATTAAAGTTATTGATAGTAGTGCCTTTCCACCAATAAGTTTAAAAGGTTTTGAACTAGAATTTACCCCAGGAGGCAGAAGATAACATGGCAGGCTACTCAGCTCGACAGAGCTCATATTCAAGTGGAGATACTATTAACGCTGCACATAGTAATGATGAATTTAATACTATATTAGCAGCATTTAATGTATCAACAGGACACACACATGACGGCAGTAGTGCTGGTGATGGTGGCCCTATATCTAATCTATTTAGTAATGCACTAGTATTTGGTACTAATGCAAATACAGATATAGCAATTACATTTAATGCTACTAGTAATGATGGTGTATTAACATGGATGGAAGACGAAGATTACTTCCAGTTCTCTGATGATATATTATTAGCAACTACAGAAAAATTACAGTTTAGAGACACTGCTGTATATATTAACTCATCTGCAGATGGTCAACTAGACTTAGTGGCAGATACAGAAATACAAATAGCAGCTACTACAGTAGATATTAATGGTGCAGTAGACATATCTGGCAACTTAGGAGTTGGTGGTAATCTAACAGTAACAGGTACTACGACTTTTAACGGTGGTACACTTACTTTAGGAAACTCAGCAGGTGACAATGTTGTATTTGGTGCTGACGTAGACTCTAGTATTATACCTGATGATGATGATACTTATGACCTTGGTAGTTCTTCACAAGAATGGAGAAACTTATTTATTGATGGTACAGCTAATATAGATAGCCTTGTAGCTGATACAGCAGATATTAATGGTGGTACTATTGACGGTGCAGTTATTGGTGGTGCAAGTGCAGCTGCCATAACAGGTACAGCAATTACTGGTACTAGTTTTGTTATAGGTTCCGCAGACATTGGAGAAGCAGAACTAGAAATATTAGATGGTGCTACGCTTTCAACTGATGAGATTAATCTCCTTGATGGCGTTACAGCTACAACTGCAGAGTTAAATATTTTAGATGGTGTTACAGCAAGTGCAACAGATATTAATCTTATTGATGGAATAACCAACGGAACAGTAATAGCAAGTAAGGCTATTATAACAGATTCAAACAAAGACATAACTGGTGGTAGAAATATTACTATTAGTGGAGAACTTGATGCAGCTACTTTAGATATATCAGGTAATGCTGATATTAACGGAACTACAAACTTAGACGTAGTAGATATAGATGGTGCTGTTGACATGGCTACAACTCTTACTGTAGCAGGTAACGTAGACTTTAATGGTGATTTAGATGTAGATGGAACATTAGAAACAGATGCCCTTACTATTGCTGGCGTAACTCTAGCAGAAACAATTAGTGATACTGTAGGAGCTATGGTAACAAGCAATACTGAATCAGGTATTACAGTAGCTTATCAAGATGCAGATAATACATTAGACTTTACAATCGGTACACTTAACCAAGATACAAGTGGTACAGCAGCAATAGCCACAACAGTTACTATTACAGACAACGAAAACACAAACGAAAACAACGCAATTATCTTTACATCTGGTGGAGACTTAGATGGTGGTAACTTAGGTTTAGAATCAGATGGTGATTTAAAATACAATCCAAGCACAGGAACATTAAGTGTACCTAACGTATCAGTAAGTGGTACATTTAGTACGGTTAATAGTGTTACTATGGATGCTAACAATGCTGTAATCTTTGAAGGATCAACGGCTGATGCTCACGAAACAACCTTAACATCTATTGATGCTACAGATGATAGAACAATATCTCTACCTAACGTATCAGGTACAATTCCTGTATTAGCTGTAGCAAGTAATACACAAATTACTTCTACACCTGAAGAGTTAAATGCCTTAGACGGTATTACTGCAGTAGTCGGAGAGCTTAATGCTCTTGACATAGGCTCTACAGCTGTTGGTACAGCAGTAGCTTCTAAAGCAGTTATATTAGATTCTAACAAAGATTATACAGGCATAAGAAACTTAACAATTACTGGTGAGCTAGATGCAGCTACACTAGACATTTCAGGTGCAATAGACGTAGCTGGAACATCAAACTTAGACATAGTGGATATAGACGGTGCTGTTGATATGGCTTCTACCCTTCAAGTTGATGGTGTAGCTACTTTTACTGGCAGAGATATTCATAGTGGTGGCATTACTATTGCCAATGCAGGACAAATTGGCTCAGTTGGAGATACTGATGCAATCGCAATCGCAAGTGATGGAGTTGTTACTCTCACACAAAAATTAGTAGGTACTGAATTAGACATCTCAGGCAACATAGACGTAAACGGAACATCAAACCTAGACGTAGTAGATATAGACGGAGCTGTAGATATGGCAACTACACTTACACTTGCTGGTAATGCAGACTTTAATGGTGATTTAGATGTTGACGGTACTACTAACCTTGATGTCGTAGACATTGATGGTGCGGTAGACATGGCTACTACACTAGCAGTAACAGGTATTGCTACTTTTACAGATGATATAATTATAGGTGATGGCAAAACTATTGGTTCTGCTTCAGATGTTGATGCAATAACAATCGCTGCAAACGGACAACTAACACTTACACAAACATTAATAGGTACAGCATTAGACATATCTGGTGATGCTGACATTGATGGTACACTAGAAGCTGACGCTATAACAGTTGATGGTACTGCACTAGCTACAGTTATTGCAGGAACAACAGTCACTAACACAACAAACTCTGCTCACGTTCTAGTAACTGACAATGAAAGCACAAATGAAGAAAATCTTATTGCTTTTGTAGAAGGTGCAACATCAAGTACAGGTAATGTTGGACTAGAAATGGATGGCAATTTTGCGTATAACCCAAGTACAGGTACAGTTTCAGCTACTATATTTAAAGGCAATATTGATGCAGTTGATGGAGACTTTGATGGTACTCTTGAGGCTGATGCGATAACTATAGGGGGTACAGCTATTGGTTCTATTTATAGTGTTATAGCAGGTAGCTCTAGTATTGTAACAACTGGTGCTTTAAATAGTGGATCTATTACTTCTGGTTTTGGAACCATTAATAATGGGGCATCTGCTATTACAACTACTGGTACAGTTAATTTTGGTAGCCTAGCTGACGGAACCATAACAGTTACAGCATTTGTAGACGAAGATGATATGAGTACAAATTCAGCTACATTAGTACCTACCCAGCAGTCTGTAAAGGCTTATGTAGACGCAAATGCTGGTGGGGGTTTATCGTTAATTGATGAAGATAATATGGCTAGTGATTCTGCTGGTAGACCACCAAGTCAACAGTCTGTAAAGGCTTTTGTGACTGGATTAACAGGGGGTAACATTGTTGCAACTGGAGCATTAAATTCAGGCTCAGTTACATCAGGATTTGGAAACATAGATACAGGATCATCTACAATTACAACAACAGGTTTAATTAGTGGTGGTTCTTTAGATATTGATAATGTTTTAATTAATGGCACAACAATAGGACATACAGATGATACCGATTTAATAACTGTAGCAGATGGTTTAGTAACTGTTGCTGGTGAAATATCAGTAACTACATTAGATATTGGAGGTACTAATGTATCTTCAACTGCAGCAGAATTAAATATCCTTGATGGAGTAACTTCAACGGCAGCAGAACTAAACATCTTAGATGGTGTTACTTCTACAGCCGCAGAACTTAATATACTCGATGGAGTAACTTCAACTGCAGCAGAATTAAATGCTTTAGATGGCATTACCGCAGTTGTAGGTGAGCTAAATGCTCTTGATATAGGATCTACGGCTGTAGGAACTGCTGTAGCTTCTAAGGCTGTTATACTAGATTCAAATAAAGATTATACTGGAATTAGAAATTTAACTGTATCTGGTGAACTTGATGCAGCTACTGGTGATTTTAGTGGTAACGTAGATATAGATGGTACATTAGAAGCTGATGCCATTACTGTAAACGGTACAGCATTGGCTGAAGTTATTTCTGATACTGTTGGAGCTATGGTAAGTTCTAACACTGAGTCAGGAATTACAGTAGCCTATCAAGATGCAGACAATACTCTAGACTTTACAGTTGGAACTCTTAACCAAAACACTACAGGTTCGGCAGCTACTTTAACAACAGCAAGAACTATTGGTGGCGTAAGTTTTAATGGTAGTGCAAATATTAATTTACCAGGTGTAAATGCAGCAGGTAACCAAAATACTTCAGGTTCAGCAGCTACTTTAACAAATGCTAGAACAATTGGTGGTGTTTCGTTTAACGGTTCTGCTAATATTAACTTACCTGGCGTAAATGCAGCAGGTAACCAAAATACTTCAGGTACTGCAGCTACAGTAACTACTGCAGCTCAATCAAACATTACATCATTAGGCACACTAACAACTTTAACAGTTGATGATATAACTATAAATGGTAGTACAATATCAGATGGTGGTGATCTTACACTTGATGTAGATGGAGATATTATATTAGATGCTAATGGTGGTGACATATTTTTTAAAGACAATGGTACTACATTTGGTAGTGCAACTAATACTTCAGGAAATTTAATAATTAAATCAGGCACAACTACTGCCGCCACTTTTAGTGGAGCTAATGTAACACTTGCAGGTACTGTAGGATCGGGTGCAATAACTAGTTCTGGAAACATCACAGCCTTTAGTGACCAACGATTAAAATCAGACATCAAAACAATAGATAATGCCTTAGACAAAGTGTCTAAAATGAGAGGTGTTATGTTTATTAAAGATGGAGAACTATCTAGTGGTGTTATAGCACAAGAGATGGAACAAGTTGCTCCTGAATTAGTTATGGATGGAGAATATAAATCAGTAGCTTATGGCAATATAGTTGGTTATCTTATTGAATCAATTAAAGAATTAAAAGCTGAAGTCACAAACTTAAAATGCAGAAAAGAATGTGAGTGTAACTAATGGCAGTTGCTAGTAGTGGTGCAATTTCACTAAATGACTTTCATACTGAAGCAGGCGGAAGTGCTAACAGTACCTGTACCCTTAATGATTCTGATATTAGGGGATTAATAGGTAAATCTGCTGGTGCAAGTATGAATTTTGAGGAGTGGTATGGAGCGTCAGGTACAGTGTGGAGTACAACTATGACAACTGGAACAACTAGTAATAAGTCTGGAACATTTACTGGTTTTGATAGAGGAAATTTTGGTGCTCTATCTGATGACACAGTAGACTTTTCAAGTGGTAGACTATGCTTAGATTTAAATCATGAATCAACAGGAAACAAAGTAGTCTTTAGAATTGATACTGGTGCAACGAATGCAGGTTTTACTACAATGACAGTAGGAAGCACTGCTTATCAACGTACAGACGCAACATTTAGTAGCAATCCTGCTTCGCAAGCAATATGGGAGTGGGGTAGTAGTAATCCTTTTAGTGGCGAAATAGTAATTACCTGGACTTAATATTAAATAATTATGAATATACTTTTTATAGAATACGACTCTCAACACTTTCATCAACAAGTTAAATTAGTTGATGGCGGACATAATGTATGGTCTACTTGGAGTAATAAAGAATACCATACAAAATTTGGAATACAGAATTGTGACAGTGGTAATTGGACAACGTGGACAGAAAGTAGTTATCAGTCTTTGACCAATAAAATTACTAGTTTAAGTATCGATACAGTTATTTTAGGTATACCTTGGTTACATTGGTTGCGTGGGGTAATGCCCGAAGGAGTAACCTTTTTAGCCGCTACAGAAGATGCATTTAAACTAGAGACTGATAAATTTGCAACTAGGACTGCAGTTGGTAACTTAGGTTTAAATGTATTAGATGTTGTAGGACAAGGAAAAACAGATGCTTTTGATTTATCTGGGTATTCAGTAAGGCCTGTTATAGTTAAGCCTAAAAATAGTTTTGTAGGTACTTATGTTATTTATGAAAATCAAGACGCAGCAGCTATTGCACACTTTGACAATTTTACTGAATCACAACATTATGATTATTATTTAGAAAAATTTTTACCAAACATGAAATTAGAGGCAGAGGTACATTTTATTATTGCTAATGATAAATGGGCTATTTACTATACTGGAGAAATGCAAAACGAAATAGATCGTAGAACATTTATTAAAAATAAAGCTACCTCTCCTTGGATAAATGATGTAGTCCTTAAAAAACTTTCTTCAGATATTAACACAAAAGTATTAGCAGCAGCCAAAACTTTTTTAGATTGGGCTGTTACAAAAGGTGGTAACTATTGTGGCTCAATAAATTTTGGAGTTGATAATAGTGATGAACTTTATTGGATTGAATGTAATGCTAGAAAAGATGCTTATAGTTGTTTGCCGTGTAATATATCTGGAAGTGATTATCTTGCGGCACTAACTACAGATCCTGATAAATATGTAACCGATATAAGCCAATGGACATTTACTACAGTAGCATCCACAATAGATAATTCTCCTATTCAGGAGTATCCATTTAACTTACATGCTGAATATGAAGTTGATCCACCAAACTGTTTGCTTAAACAGGAAGATAAATACAGGACTAATCATGGTGGAATAGTTATATATTCTCAAGGAGATCTTCCTACAGAATTTGTTACTAAATTAACTGCAGATGGAAAATATAAAATTGTATCGTAATTAATAAAAATGTTTTATTATAAGGTAGAGAATAGAAAATCACCAATACAAGGAGAGGGTCTATACACATTAGATGATATTAAAAAGGGCAGTATTATTTTTTATTGGGGATCAGATCAAGATAGGATCATTAATGAAGCTACCTATTTAAAAAAACGAAAAGATGTGTCTGATAATATATTTCAAAAAACATCTGGTAGATGGGTACACAATAAATTTTTACACTGCAAAGAATGGGGCCTTGATTGCTATATGAATCATTCTTACAGCCCTAATATACTATACTATTGTGGTATTGGCTTTGCAAAAAAAGACATTAAAAAAAATGAAGAGCTATTTATAAATTTTCAATACCTTTTATCAGATAAAGACTCTGCATGTTTTACAGATATAGAAACTAATAGGCAAGTTATAGGGTTAGATAATGACGAATGCTTAAAAGAATCATCTAAAGAATTAATCTTATTACTTAATAAATAAATTGACAAAATTGGTATACATTGTATAATATAAGTAAGACTATGAAAAAAAAGAATAAATAAAAGGAAGAACCATGAAAATGGAACCACAAACTGAACGCGAACACATAATTTCAATACAAGGGCATATTACTGGCGTGAAAAGAGATATTAATAATCTTAAAGAAGATGTGCAACACTTGCACAAAGATGTAGAAACATTGGGTGGCAAGATAGATAAAATCTATTGGGTTGTGTTATCTATAGTGGGGGCTGTAGGTTTAATGGTTATTGAAAAATTAATAGAAATGGTAGGCAGATAATGGAAAAGAAATTAAAAACTTTAACAGACAGACAAAAAGCAACTATGAAAAAACACTCAGTGCATCATAGTACAAAGCATATGTCTTCTATGAAAAAAGCTATGCTGTCTGGAAAATCATTTACAGCAGCTCATAAAATAGCACAAAAAAAGGTAGGTAAATAATGGCAACAACAGTATCGCCACAATCGGTAGCCATACAAACAGAGGTAGGTAAGCTAGTAAAAAATCCACAGCTTCCAACTGGATCTACTGTTAAACCACAAATGCAACAAGTAGGTGTTGGAGAAGACATGACTACTGCAGGTGCAAATGCCACAGCACCTCAAGCATCTACTACCGCAAGTCAATCTCCCACAGCACCCACTATATCTACTACTACTGGTGGCACATCAGCAACTCAAACAGGCGCAACAGCAGCAACAGCACAGCAATATACAGCAGCTGCAAATGCTGCTTCTCAAGCACCTGTAGTAACTGCAGCCCAAGGTACAGGTACCTTAACTCAAGAGGCGGTTGGACAAACAGGTACTATTACTGATCCTGCAACTGTAAGAGGACAGCTAGCAGAAATTACCACAGATATTGAAAATGCAATGGCATCAGGATCACCCCTTCCTGCATTTGCTAGAGGTGCATCTAAAATGGCTATGGCAGCCATGGCACAAAGAGGATTGTCTGCTAGTACTATAGCAGCAGATGCAGTAGCAGAAGGTGTACTAAGAGCTTCTACTCAGATAGCAGCAGCAGATGCAGCTACTTACAAAGACATGATATTTCAAAATTTAAGTAATCGTCAACAGGCTATGATTACTAATGCACAAAATTACTTTCAAAGAGATATGGCTAATCTTAATAATCGTCAGCAAGCCTCTATAACTAATGCACAAATTAAGCAACAATCTTTACTATCAGATCAAGCAGCTGTAAATGCTTCTAAGCAATTTAATGCAACTAATAAACAACAGACCGATCAATTTTTTGCAGGCTTAAATGCAAATATTCAAGAGTCTAATGCAAAACGTTCTGATGCTATGAATCAATTTAATGCACAAGAAACTAATAAAATATCAGCACAAAATGCTGCTAATAGTGTGGCAGTTAATGAAGCTAATGCACAGCGAAGAGCTACTATAGATCAGTTTAATGCAGGCATACAGGATCAACGAGATAGATTTAATGTAGAGAATCAAAGAATAGTAGATCAAAGTAATGTTGAATGGAGACGAGCAATTAATACTGCAAATACTGCAGAGGTTAATGCTGCTAATCAAATCAATGCACAAAATACATTGGATCTTTCTAACTATGCTATGAATGCTTTATGGCAACAGTGGCGTGATGAAGCATCATGGTCACAGACAGAAGGCGAGAATGCAAAAAATAGAGCCCACAATTTAGCTGTAGCCGCTATGGAAAGAGCTACAACATTTGATATAATGGACGAAGATAAAAAAAATAAACTACTAGAACTTCTTGGTAAGTTTGCAGTAGGCGTATGGGCAAAACCTTAAGGAGATAATATATGGCTAATTGGATGACGGATGCATGGACTTGGACTAAAGATTTAATTGGAGATACTGACTATGGAGATTTAGTAGATGGTGCTAAATTTGCTATAAGCTATTTTGATGATGATAAAGATTCATCTTCAGGAAGCCCTAATAGTTTAGTAAATCTTTCTGGAAAAATTAAAACTTCTATATCTGCACCAAGATCAGCAACCGCTAATAAAATTTCTAAGTCACCAATAACTAGTAACGCAGAAGCCGCTGTTGCTAAACATAGAAACATTATGGCAAGAGCAATAAATCAAGCAACAAGAATAACAGCAACATCAAAGAGAACATAATATGGCAGAACCAATAGTACCAGAAATGGAATATGATGAGTTTAATTCTCCTATTCCAGGACAATCATTAACTGATGAACCAGGCAATGCTAAGTGGGAAAACCCACCTAGGTATACAAAGGTAGAAGAAGTTTCTGAAATGATTATGAAAAAAGTATTTAATAAAGAAGCTGTTAAAAATATTTTAATGATGTTAGAAGCAGGAATTCCTGTAGAAGGAGTAGCTAGAACTATAGTATTTGCAGGCTATGCTGAAGGTCAATACAATCCAGACGTAGGGGTATTAATAGCAAGATTAACTTTTGAAGCAGTACTTACCATAGGAGTTGTAGGTAAAGTAAAAAATTTAAAGATAACACTTAAACCTAAAGACACAGAAAAGAATGACTTTGCATTTGAAATGGGACAGCTTAAGTTTGCTAAAGAAATTGCAGATAATATGGGTAAACAAGATCTTAAAAAAGCTGATGATGAAACAATTAAAGAGATGGGCGGTATGAGCCTTATGTCTAAACCTATGATGGAGGATACTAAGTAATGGATTTTGCAAGTGGACTAATGAGTTTTGCTACTGGTGCAGTTAAAGGCGGTATTAAAATACAAGAGGATAGAAAAAAAAGAGAAGATGAGTTAATAACTACTGCAGAAACAGATGCTGCTACTGAAGTAGAAACAATGATAAATGATGCTAGAGCAGAACTTAGATCTTCTCAAAATATTTTTAACACTACAGCTAATAACCAAATTAAAAACTGGAAACAAATAGCATCAGAATACGGTGATGACTTTAACGATGATTTAAGTATACTTGCAGTAAGCAGACCTGATTTATTTCAAGGGGATGATCTAGATAAAATTAGAACTGGAGTAAAACAGTTTATGAATGTTGGCCCACTAGGAGAAGGTATAACTCCTGATTCTGATGTGACTAAACAATTTTATCAAGACTATGGCCAAGGAGCAACAGGCTCTTCTGTATTTAAAGCACAGCAAGATGCATATAATGCTAAAGTTAGAAACAATATGTCTCAACTTGTAGGATCAAATAGTACTAAACTATTACTAGATGATTACTTACCACAAGGTGCAGTTAAAGGAGATCAAACTTTTATTAGACCAGAAAGATTAGAGAGAGCACAAGAAGGTAAAGTATCTCGTGAAGCATTTTTAGGTAATGTAAATGATTTAGTTAATAGTGAATTTACATCAAATCCAGCATCTGTATCAGCTGGTAGGTATTTAGCTACAGCAAATTGGGTGCCAGCCATAAGTATGAAAGATATGAGACAGGTATTAAGTTCTCAAGGAGTTAATGATCCTATGCAACAAAATACAGAAATTATGTTACAAGTTGCTGGAATACAAAGAGCACTTGAATTGCAAGGTGTAAAAAAAGAAAGCATACAAGGACTATTACTAGAGAAAGGTATTACCGATACTGATAATATAATGGCAATGCAAAGTAGTATTCAACCTATAGTATTAGGTAATTTTAATACAAGATTAGAAAACTTGAGCAAATCACCGCTTACTAATCCAACAACAAAAGCATTAATTTCAAACTATCTAAATAATCCAGAGGGTATGGATCCAGAATCTTTAAGTACTCTTAAGGGAACGTTAGAAGAGCAATTATTTGCTGCTGAAAAAGAAGTAAGAGGAACAGGATATGTAGATGCTGTAGGAAACTTTATACAATCTGTTGATCCTGATGTAATTAAACAGACTAATCCTCAACTATTAATTAATCTTGGCGATAAAGATAATCCAACTAAAGGTATAGTAGATCCTAAACTTACAGATGGAATATTAAGTATAAGAGATTATAATCAAAACATAATAGGAACTATGGATATAGAAGATTTCTTTTCACCAGGATATGTAAATGATAAAGGAGAATTTATACAAGGGGGGGAAAGCGGCAGTACAATCTATAGATCAAACTATGATTATAGATATGGAGAAAGCTATGGAAAGAGAATGCGACAAATAATATATTTAATGAATGGTGGTCAAGCAGAAGTTCAAAGACTATTAGAAAATAGAAAACCAAATACTGAATAATATATGGGAACACTTTCATTTGCACCTATAGAACCAGAAGATACTTCTACGGATATAAACTCTAACGCAAAGTTAAAGTTTTCACCAATAGAAAATAAAAACCTTGATATAAATAAACTTAATCTATTTCAAGATAGTGTCTTTGATATGCAAGAAAAACTAGAATTAGATAAAACTCCTTATGTAAGTGAAGAAGAATATGAAAAAGCTAATAAGGGAGTACAGTTAGGTACGGCTGCAAAATACGGATTTAATTCTTCTGTACAGGGAGCAGTATACCATGCATCTGCAGTACCAGGATGGACCGATAGAGCTGCCGATTACATGATAGATTTTTTTGGAGGTGACGCAGATAAGTGGACAACCAATTATCTATACGGAGATGAGCTTACTAATCAAGCTGGCATAACTAACAATGAAGATTTTATTAATTTACAAAAAAAAATTAAAGAGAAGGATGAATTTAAAGCAAGTCTAGATAATAACTTTTTTAAAAAGGTAACGTTTAATACCCTAGCATCTATAGATGCAACTGAAGAACATTTAAAAAGTTATGCACAGAGAGTTCAGCCATTTACTGTAGATCCTTTATTTCAACCTGATGGTATTGCAGAAAAAGTTGCAATGGGTTTTGGTGGTATGCCTATTCAAATAGCTGAAGTAGGAGCACTTACTCTTGCAGCTGCTGGAGGTATAGCTTTAGCTACAGGAACAGCAATTGGTGGTGCTCCTATTGCTGCTGCAGGTATTGGATTTGGAACTCTAGGATTTTTGGCATCGTATGAAGAAGAAGCTGGAGCCGTTTTATATAATACTATTATAAGTGCAGGTGAGGGTATGGCATTTGGAGGCCTATCTAAATTACCTGGATGGAAAAGTAGGACTGTTGCAATGGGAGGGCTTGGAGCCGCATCTGCTAGATTGCACGGTGGTGGATCTGAAGAGATGATAGCAGGTGCAATTAATCTAGCCTCTCTAGGATTTGCTGGAAGAGGATTTGATAAACTTACAGGTAAAAATGTATTTGGCACACAGCCTAAAGAGCCAACCCCTAAACCTCCTGAGTATACATTTTTAAAAGCTAAAGATGTTTTACAACATGATATTAGAAAATTAGATGCAAGTACAAAACCATTAAGAGACTACATAAAAGAAGATGGTAAGGGATATCATGTAGAAGCTCAAGCTATACCTTTTGAGATATCAAAAGAAAGTTCTATAAGTTTACTTAAAGAATCTAAATCTAAAAAAGACTTTGAATTAAAGTTAGGTAATGTAGAAAAATTAGAATTAACTGCAAACACAAGAAGAGATATAGAATCTGGAAGAGATACAGTTAGATTTAAAAAAATAACAAAAGAAACAAAACCAGAAGAACTTGCATTAAATGAAAAAACAATTAAAAAAGATGTAGAGATAGATAAACAATTTGTAATTAAAGATGGAAAATTAATAGATTATACATATCATTTAGACGCTGCAACTTTAACCATAAAGCCAAAAGGATTTACTGAAACATTTAAAGATACTGGAATAAACAGAACTCAGTATAATCAAAAGGATGCTATACTGGATAGGTATAACAACTCTAAAATAATTAATGGTAAGTTAAAATCTATTGATGCTAATACAATAGAGATATCTTTTAAACAACTTATGTCTATATACAGACAAAAAGGTGCAGAGCATAAATGGGCAAAGCCTGCTTTTAAAGAAGCTAGTGCAATAAAGAAACAAGAAGAAACAAGTATGCTTAATAGGTTTACTAAGTATGTTGAAGAGGCGGATATAAATAGGTCTCATATGGATAGGCTTTTAAATATTACAACAAGAGTAGATCCTCATCCTGGTGAAAGCAAAATACCAAATGCTAATGAGTTATTATATGCTATAACTGAAATGGTTAAAGACCCTAAGACTGGTAAAAATACATTTAAAATAAAAAAAGATAAAAAAACTGGACAGGATAAAGAGGTAGACTTAAACAAGTCCGAAGCAGGAACAGGAGCTAATGAAATAAAAGGCCTATTAGAAAGACAGTTAATTCCTATTAAACTAACAGGTGATGCATCAAAAAATAATATTAAACTATTTGTTTCTACAAAAGTAAAACAAATGAAAGGTGCGGTTGATGCTGGTATAAATGATATACTATACAGACAAAGATCAGTACTAGATCAGCCTATTAATAAATTTCAATTTATAGAAGAGAAAAAAGGATTCCTTCAAGAAAAAGTTTTTTTTAATTTTACAAATGCAATAGGGCAAACAAAAACATATAGATCTAAAGAAGGCGCCTTAACTGAATTTGAAAGTTTAACTGTAAAAGAAGCATACAATATTCCTGGAAAAATGAAAGGGGTTAACTCTCAGAAAAAAATTATAGATGCTATGATAAACAGAGAAATTGTCATGGAAAAAAAAGCAGCTAGTGCTGCAAAAAATAAAACTCCTAAAGAAATAAAAGCAGAGTATCTTAAAAAAGACAATAAGGATAACTTTGTCTATAGAATGTCGTATGAGACTTTACAAAAAAATTATAAACTAACTCCCGAAGAAACTAGAATTGTTAGAAAACTAGATGAGGGTTTAACTAATGCTAGAATACTATATAATAAAGAAATGCAGTTAAATCCTGCTGCTGGAAAATTAATTGATGAGCTTCCAAACTACTATCCTCATGCTTGGATAGGAAACCATAGGGTATATATTAAAGATCCTATAACTAATGATTTAGTAGGATCTATTGTTGGATCAAGTAGAGCTGATGTGTTAAAACAATATCAAACGTTTAAACAAAAAAATCCTAAATATGATAACTACCCTTATGAGTATGTCCCACAAAGTCAAAGTACTGGCAAAGGTAAGGAAAATTTATATGAGGCATTCTATGAAGCAACCAGAATAATGGATTTAAAAGATCCACAGTTAGGCACTGCACTAAAAGAAGCATATAGAGATTACATTAGTGGAGATTCTTTCTCTAGAGTTAAA